AGGAAATTGTCCACAAGCTATACACAGATAAATCCTAATTACAAACAGTTTATACACAGAAAAAGAGAGGTAACTGTGGATAAGTGGAAAAATAACGGGACGGCACGCTCTTCCATTTGGGAGGGCGTGTTTTTTTCTATTTTTTAGTAGAGAGATCTTGAACAATGGAATTTTGTATGAGATACTTGTACTACAAAAGAGAACAAATGTTCCTGTTTTCGCATTTATCACGTCAATCACATAGATGGTGACAGGGAGGAATCCATATGGCAACACGAGCATGTATGAGCAAAGAGGAACTGCGCGAGCACGTATGCGAGGGCTGCCCGGCTACAGGGTGGGGGAGAAAGACGCATTGCCAGGTGCACGACAAGCATGTGGGGAAAGTCGAAGCTTGCCCGGAATGGGACAAGTTCGCAGAGGGACAGCAGGCTTCGGGGCAGCAGCGTCCTGGGCGAAATCCTGCCCCAAAATGGGAGCCAGCCCTTGATGTGGTGCAGCGGACGGAAGAGGAGATCCGCGACTACAATTACATGCAGCTGGAGGTCATCCGCATTCAGCGCTTTTTACGTGAGGCAGGGGAAGGGATGGTCGCTCAATACGGGCTGGACTCCGCCATGCCGAAAGCAATAGGGGGATTCGGAGACAAGACGCATGCCGAAGTCGCGCGTCGAGAGCGCAAGTGGAAGAGGCTGCAGAGCCTCCAGGACAAAATCGCCAGAATCGATGAAGCGGTAGAGACGATTCCAGATGAGCAAGAGCGGCTGATTCTGGAGGCCCTGCTGGATGGAGACAAGAATAATCAGATCGCAAAGGAAATCGGGGTGTCTCGTCAGCGCTACTACGAAATCAAAAGAAGCGCTGTCACGAAGATGGCATGGGCCATGTACGGCGGAGTGGCCCAGCAAATTCGTTCCTGCTAATAACGTTGCCCCCCTGTAGGAGCCATGCTATAATTTCCAAACGAATTGCAGGAATATTACGGCAATGAGGGAGGAAGATAAAATGGAATTCGATTTTTTGCTTCGGATTGTGATCGCGGGCCTTTGCGGGGCGTTCGTAGGTTATGAAAGGAAAAATCGGATGAAAGAGGCGGGGATTCGCACCCATTTTATTGTAGCCGTTGGCGCCTCCCTCATGATGATTCTTTCCAAGTACGGCTTTGAGGATCAGATGGGCTGGAGCAATCTGGGGCTGGACCCTTCACGGATCGCGGCGCAGGTCGTGAGTGGAGTCGGCTTCCTCGGGGCAGGGATGATTTTCATGCAGCGTCAGACAGTCAAAGGGCTGACGACAGCTGCCGGAATCTGGGCGACTGCCGGGATGGGCATGGCCATCGGTGCTGGGCTGTACACGCTCGGAATCGGAACGACCATACTCGTGCTCGTCGCACAAAAGGTTTTGCACGGACGGTTTCGTTGGCTGGCTACCCCAAAAACGGAGCAAATCCTGATCCGTCTCTCCAGTGAGTCAGGTGTGATGGAGCCAGTTCTCGACATGCTGAAAGACAATCAGATTACGATCATCAGCTTTCACGCGGAAAACCAGGCAGAGCTAGCGGGAGAAATCACGCTGGATATTACCGTCAAGCTGCCTGGCTCCTACGAGATCGCTCAGCTGCTCCCGATGCTGCAAAGATACGCAGGCGTGCGGGCTGTCGAGGTCCAATAAGCGAATAGCAAACGGAAAAGAAAAAAGACGATCGAAAGAAACGCTGTCAAAGCGATTTCTCTCAGATCGTCTTCTTCTTTTTGAACTCCGCGATGTTCTGCTGTTTGACGAAAGTAACTAAGGTCTCGAAGGTGGGGCATATTCCTTTTTTGTTTCGCACTTATTTGGCAGAACGAGATCGCATCAACCAGAGGAAGTAGGGAGCTCCAAGCAGGGGCACGATGAGACCCGAGGGAATTTCCTTCGGAGGCATGATTGTGCGTCCTACCAGATCCGCCAGCACCAGCAGCAGTGCACCGAGCAGAGCAGAAAAACATAGAAGCCTTCGGTATGATGTCCGATCAGCAGACGCGCTGTATGGGGAGCGATCAAGCCGATGGTTCCGACGGTAGCGACAGCGGAGGCAGCGAGAGACACTCCGATGAATCCTGCCTGGCATTTTCAGCAAATGGATACAACCTATTTTCGTTAACGCAGGAATGTTCGGAAGAAGTAACAGGTTCCTGGCTCCGGGCTCTTAGCTGCTCCATTCGAGAGTGAAGGATTTTTCAAGCAAGAGGGCAGACAAATCTTTACAGAACTTTACACTCCCGTTCATTTTCCCCATCGGAAAGTCCGGTGGTTTATACTTAAGCCAAGCGAAAGAAAGAAACACAAACAAATACTTCACTAGAGCCTCCTGAGCCAATCGGGTGGCTCTTTTTCTTGCGCTCTGTCAGTGTCTGGCGAGCAGGGACCCTGGTGATAAACAAGCACCATACCATTTTGCGAGTTGAAGGCTAGTCCACTCGCACCCTGCCCGGCGGACGTTGATGACTCCGTCGAAAAAGAGATTTCAGCCAAGGAGGTGAATGCCAATGCAGCTAGCAATGAGCAACATTCTAGGGAAGGAGAGGTGCAGAATCGAATGGATCGAGAAAGCTCTGTCATAACTGAGCTTGTAAACGAGGCGTACCCTGGGCTGACTACCCTGGTCAACGTACATGAGTGGATGGCGAATCGATTCGTTCCGCCAGCTGCTTTCATTTTGACCCAAGGTACGAGTGAGACGCAGAACAGTTTGACGTCCTATCAGGTTGCTGCCCACGGTGTCATCGTCCTCCACTATCCCCAGCGTGACGGAATCTACCAGCCGCTTTCGGCAGAGCCGCTGCAGCAGCTGTTGCGTCAGAAGCAGTTCAGCTGCCGGGGAAAAACAGTGGACATGACGATCGAGATCGAAAGTACCACACTACGGATCTGGCGGGACAAAAAGGATCGGTTGGAAATCACCTTTTCCTTCACGTACAACGTGCCTTTGCCGCGAGAGAACGTGGAGAAAGTAAACGTATTTGATATTCAGGGGGTATCGCTATAGTGGCACGAAAAGTACAGCGTACAACTGCCCCGGAGAAAAAGGAATGGATCGAGAGTGCCGCTTATCTGGGAGCTGAAAAGTTCGAGGTAGCAGGTGCTCTTTTTCATGAGGACGAGCACTCGATGCTTGAAGAAAGCATTGTGAAACACAAATTGACCACATACAAAGGCGGGATGTAAACATGACGATTCAACGAGAAAGACCGGGAGTGACGGTCGAATTGATCGCAAAAGCAAAGGAACGTGTAGAAGCGCGCACAGGTGTCGTGCTGGTTCCTTATCAGGCTGAATGGGGAGCGCCGGATACGCTGGTGAAGCTGGCCACCTATGAAGAACGTGTGGCAGAAACGTTTGGCGAGGTCGATACAATCGAGCTGACAGCAGAAGGCGGTGCGAGCATCCTCGGGTACCGCATGACAAACGGAAGTGCTGTAGCAGCGAGCTACGAACAACCGGAGGCTTTGCGGATCGAAGCCCTGTATCCGGGTCTTCGCGGCAACGATCTGCAGGTCACGATCCTCGCTTCGTCGGCTGAGCCGGGAAAAATGGAGCTGCAGGTAGCCGGACCGGTTCGTACCGAGAAATTTTCTTTCGCAGATACGCAGGAGCTGGTGACAAAGGCGAGTCAATCGATTTATGTGCGTGTGAAAAAGCTGGGTGACACGGCTGTTGATGCGGTTTCTGCTACCTCGCTGACAGGTGGCACTAGCGGTACGTCGACCTTGACCTCGGCAGAAGCAACGAAGCTGTTTGCAGCCGTTTCCGGTGCAGATTTTGACACGATGTACCTGCCGTTTGACGATGCGGCTGTGCAGGCGGCCGCAAAGCAGTTCATGGGGGATCGTCGTACGCAAAACAAAAAGCTGAGTACGCTGGTCATCGGGGGCAAAGCCGTTGACGACGACAACATGACCAAGCATGTAGAGCGCTCCGTGGCACAAAATGCCCGTTATGTCGTAAACAGCGCGATTGCCGGGCAGCACAACAACGGCAAAACGTACGGCAGTCTGGAGTGGGCTGCGTGGGTAGCAGGTATGATTGCTGCGACACCAGCGCACGAATCGCTGACAGCCGTCGTCGTTCCGCTGAAAAAAGCGCTGAAGGATTGGGGGCACACCGAAATCCTGAATGCGCTTGGCACCGGCACCTTGATCGCGACCCGGGATGGCGATGTGTACATCATCGAGAGTGCCGTCAATACACTGGCGGTGGTCGGTACCAACGAACGCGAGGACTACGGGAAAATCCGTGTCAGCATGACGCTCGATCAGATCGTCAACGACATCAGCCAGGTGGGCAAGAAGTACAAGGGCAAGCTTGGCAACAACGATTTGGGCGGGGCCGTATTTGTATCAGCCGTCCATGCGTACATGACGGTCCGCGAGCAGCAGGGCGCGATTGACTCCGGCTGGACGTTTGCGGATCAAAAGAACGGAGTGGGCGACCGAAGAGGGTTCCTCTTGTCCGCCAAGCCGCTGGATGCAATCGAATACTTTGACATTGACTGGGAGGTGCTGTAAATGGCAATTGCACGCGATATCAAACTGAAGAACTGCCAAATTTACGATGAAAATGGAGACCCGATCTACGGGACGCTCGAAGGGAAAATGACCCTCAAGGTGGAGTACGGTGACACGAACCGTTTGCAAAAAGGCAAGATCCAGACCGTCAATGACTGGCACGTCGAGGTCACCCTGAAAATTACGGCAACCAACGCCGCTTTGAAATATTACTGCGTCGAGCAGCTGACGAGCGGCAAGACTCCTGTGCTGCCGTTCCTGATCGGAGAAACGCTGGACAAGGAAGCGGGCAACTCCGAGCGCGTCCGCATCTCCAACATCGTCCTGAACCCGGAAGAAATCACGCTGTGGGAAGCCAAGGCAGACGGCACCGATCATGCGACCTACGATCTCAAAGGAATGTCCATCGACAAGCCGGATTACCTGGACGAGCTGCCAGACTATACCGAGTAAAAGGAGAGTTGCGAAATGAGCAAGCTGCAAAAATATTTGGCGAAAGCCCAGGAGCAAGCACCACGGAAAGAAATCGAGGTCGTCATCGACGGGGACACGTGGAAGGTACGCCAACTGAACCTGTCCGAGCTGCGCGAATGCGAGCGCATGGCAGACAAAGGCGAGAAGACGGACTGGTTCCTTTACAACGACGCGCGTCTGGTAAAAGCGACGGAGCACGATTTTCCGTGGAATCAGGAAGAACTGAAAAAAGCGTACAAGGTCGGGAGCAAATACGAGCTCGTGGAAAAGATTTTCCGCGACAATCCAGATGGCTATACGCAGCTGCTCCAGGCTGTGCGCCAGGTCAATGCCGGGCAATCTGAGGAAGAAGCCATCGAAGAAGCAAAAAACTGATTCGATCTGACGGGGAAGCCTGGCACCTCTGCCGGGCTTATCTGAAGGGCAGGGGCCTGCCGTCAGATCTGCTGGAATACGAAGTCGATCGGTACAAGCAAAAGCTGTTTCTCTTTGCTTGTCAGATCATCGAGTCGGAGGAGGAGAGGACAGGGAGCTGATGCCCTGGCTTTTCCTATACCGACGTGGGCGAATGAGCCTTTATCAACAAGGTAAGAAAACCTCTATCGTGGCCTATTCAAGAGGGGGCGACCGCGTTTTAGAGGAAAGTTTTACCGAAGGAATGCCAGAAGCGGACGCTGAGGCACTTCGTCATGCGCTCCGGCATTCATAAGCCTATCGCTTATAAATTCTACGTTAAGAAAAGACAGGGGGTGAATGCAAATGTTTTCAGACAGGAACGATTTGCAGGAAGTGCGAAAGCAGATGCGACTGTTATCCGCTGAATCAACGAGGTTCTCGCGATCAATGGGGCAGACAGGGAGGTCCATGCAGCAGATGTCCCAGCAGTTTGCAAGCGGGATGGAGCAGATGCAGCTGCAGGTGCAGAAGCTGAGGGAGGAAATGGGCAAGGCAAGCCAGGAGAAGGTGCCAACGTTTTTTGAAAAGCTAACGACCTTTTCCAACAAAGTCGGGGAATTGAACCAAAAGATCGTCGGTTTGGCAAATGATCTATCAAAGGTTGCAATGGGTGCATCTCTGGACGAAATCAATAATGAGGCGAAGGCAGCGGCTAAGGAACGCCGGCTTTATGCGGCTAAAGGAAAGACGCCACAGCAAATGAAGCAGTTTGATGAACTTGCTCGCAAATTGGCGATCGTAAACCCGGATTTAAACCGGGCTCAAGCTATGTCGCTTATTTCAAAAAGTGAACAGCTCAACCCAAAGCAAGCGGAAAAGTACGCTGAGCATGCCGCGAAGCTAAGCGTCACAACCAGATTTGCGCCAGAAGATCACCTGAAAATGATGGCCGCCATGAAGCAAGGAACCGGGATCGATACGGGATATCGGTTGGCAAATGCCATTCAGTATATGAGCAACCATGCTGGTGATTTAGACGGCAAGTTCGTGGAATCCATCGTCGAGTTTAGCGCGAAGAATGGAGCATTGCTGGACACACCGGAAAAAATGGCATCGGTGGTCAGTGAGATTGGCAGCCTGGGGATATGGAATAACGACAAAGCTCTGGGTGCATTGAGTGAAAGTACGCTCAAGCTTTCCGAAAAAGGAGAACTGACCAAGCTTCTTACAACTCAGTTTAAATCTCAAGGGAAAGGCAAGGAAGCTGCCGGGATGGCTGAGAAAGAGGCTTCCTCCATTGAACTGGCATTGAAGTCGGGAGATCGCGAGGAACAGAAAGTTGCCCTTGGGAAAATGATGTTATCCCTCTCATCCATAAAGGACAAGACCGTTCAACAGAAGGTATTGGAGGATCTTGGAGGAACGAAAGGGAAGGAACTCGGCGCGGATTTTCCTTTCTTGTTAGAAAGAGTAGGGAAAATCGCATCTGGAGAAACGCGAACAGAAGTAGGCAATGATGCAGAGAAATCTTATCAAGCTGCTATACAATCGGATGCTTATTTTCAGAAGTCCCAGGCACAAGCAACCGCTAGACAAGAGGCGATTGATGCAGCGACTCTCATTGCGAAAGACACTTCCAATCTGTTTTCTGAACTCTCTACTACTACGGCTAGTGTAATCAAAGGCTTTAATGGTCTTGACAGTTCACTCCGGCAGGCTATTGAAATGGTGGTCATTGGCGTTGCCGGCCTTGGCAGTATCGGGGCAGTAACGGGATTGGTTCCTATGTTTGGTGATGTAATTGGCATAGCAAGAGACATTGTAAAAGGGAAAAATGGTTCTGCTACGCCTGGTACAGACGCGGGAGGCTCAACAGAAGGCGATCCTACTCGAACTCAAGCTCAAGATCAAGGGCAGAGGCAAGTGACGGGAGCAGATGTAAACGACGCTCAGAGCAGAACAAACCAGCAACAGATTGATACCGGCAATGAAACAAATGGCGGTAATGATTCTGCGAAAAATCCGTCGCTGCTCTCCCGTGCAAAAGACAAGTTGTCCAAGTGGAAGGATAGCCTTAGTCTCCAGAATACGAAAGGGATTTTCAAAAAAATCCCTTTACTAGGGACGGCATTAGGGCTTACCTCCCTGTTTAAGTCAAAAAACAAATTAGAGGCAGCGGGACAGCTTGGTTCCGAGGCGATTTGGAGCTGGGGAGGAACGGCAGCAGGTGCTGCAACAGGCGCGGCAATAGGATCTATCGTCCCCATCATAGGAACAGCAGCAGGGGGAGTCATCGGTGGTCTCCTTGGAGGCTTCGGAGGCTCCATGCTCGGAAGTGCCGCTTTCGATGGAATCAAATCGATGTTTTCGAGTCAAGCAGAGCAGCAGCCTGTTCATACTATGCAAGCACTGCCAAGCGGCCCGTCTGTTCCTGGAAGCTCGCCAGCCGGAGAAGGGCCTGTGCGCTCTCAAAATGTCACGATAACAGTTCCGCAAATCACGATTCCGCTGCATGCAGATGGTGTTTTGCAGGACATCCCGACCATGCTGAAAATGCTCGGAGACCCTACTGTTGGCCAGAAAATCAAGAGCATCATCGAGAAAGCGCTGCTGGACGCATTGGAGACGAGGGGAGGTGTGCCGGTATGATCCGGATGCAAGGGAAATATACGCTGACGTTTCCGGTTACGCCTGCTGAGATCCAGTTTCGCGGTTACGGAAACGAGGTGGAGAGCACTACGTCGATTACACTTCTGGCGGGAAACCGAATTTCTGCCCGGCGGCCGAAAGCCATCTCGTTTGACTTTTTTCTGCCGGGAGACAGCGCAGCGCCGTTTATCGAGGTGCAGGGGTATCAGGGACCGCGTTCTTGGTTGGCAGGCTTGGATCGGTTGACTGGCTCTGAGGTACTGCTGACCATTGACGAACTGGATCTGGCCTGGAACGTCCTGATCGGATTTTGCGACGGCAGATTCAGCGGGAAGCACGTCGATTTTTACGGCACGATTGAGCTTCCGTTATTTGTCCGGGACGAGTTTATCAGCTGGAGCAACCAGACGCAGCTGCTCAGCCCGGGAACCGTCATTGCGAAGCAGCAGCCTGCACGTCCGAATACGAGCGGCAAGCAGGCGAAGAAGCAGACCTCGCCTTCCACAGGGACTATGGATCTGCCCAAGCAGAAAGAAAAAGTAGATATGATTCGTAAAAAGCTGGAGTTCGCCCATGGAGTGAGGGGATACCAATGAGGGTCATCTACGGCAAAGAACAAACACGGTTTGAACTTACCTCAGCGGTCCAAGAGGTCTCCTGGTCGTCATCCAGAGGTCAGCTGGCACAAAATTGCGATATACGTATCAAGGAAGCCCCGTCGCTCGCATCGGCGGGCTTTTTGATGCTCTTCAGCGGTGACGAGCTGTTGGAGTCGCAGCAGTTTTTCCACGGGCCGCTCATTCAGCTGAGCAGAGATGACAGGACAGGTGATGTTTCTGGCACGGCGTACGAGCTGAGCTGGTATCTGCAAAAGAATGAAATCTCCCGCATCAAGCTCAATGGAGATGTCGGGATAGAGCTGGCGCGCATCATTTCTGGGGCGGGGATCAAGTTCAGCTGCCCGCCATTCGGTTTTTCCTCCAAGGAACGTCTCGCTGCTCAATCGTACGCCTCGCTGTTTACCTCATTAACGGAGCAGGCCTATGAACAGACAGGCATTCGTTATTTTGTGCAGCATCAGCGGGATAGCCTGACTGTCATTCCCGAGGGAAAAAACAGCGTCATTCCGCTATTTAAGGCGAGCATGCTGGAGAGCAGTACAACCGGAGAAAGCATCGAGGAAGTGTACACCGTGGTAACGGTCGAGCGGTATCAAGGGGATCAGGTAGCAAGCAGCACGACGAAGGCAAACGACACCTTGGTAAAGCAGATTGGACGCATGCAAAAAGTCATCGATGCAGGCGAAGAGAAGAATCTAGCCTCACTCGCCGACAAGCAGCTGGCTGAGCTGTCAAAGATTCCTCGTACTCGCCAGATCACGGTCAGACATGAGGACGAGCTAGCGGCCAGACTCCGCGCTGGTTGGCTCATCAAGATCATGGAAAAAGACAATCAGACCATCACGGACTGGATCGTCACCGGCTGTCAGGCACGTTGGCGAGGTGGCTGGTACACGATGGATCTGCAGTTGGAAAGGAGGGCGTGAGGATGTATTCCGTTATTGCACGGCTGCGGCGAGAAGCCCAGTCTGGATTGGAGGATACGCAGGGGGAATTTGGCGAGCTGTTGTCGTTGTCTCCTTTGGCCGTCAAGCTGGATGAGGACCCAGCGCCACTGGAGGCATATGAGCTTGCCGTATTGCGGAGCGCACAGCTGCGGCTGGAGGATGTCGGGAGGAAGGTAGCGTTGGTCCGCTGCTCCAATGACCAGTACCTGCTGCTGGGGGTGGTTGAGTGATGTTCCCAGAGCTTACAGGAACCGAAGCAGCCGTGACGCAATCGGAAGCGGCTCCTGTCCCATGGACGTACCGCTTCAATTGGGAGACGGGCCAGCTTTTGCAGGGACCAGATGGACGCTATTTACGGACGACTTCGTATGAACAGTTTTTGGAGGAGACGGCGAAAAAGATTCTCCACACGCAGCGTTTTCGTTATGCCATCTACTCGGAGCGCTATGGAGTCGACTTTTTGACGAATCGGGGGAGGCTGCGTTCGGGAATCTCTCTGGCGGTTATCAAGGCTCAGGTGCAGGAAGCGTTGGAAGCGCATAAAGAGATCGAGCGGGCCGAAGTGCTGGATATTCGTTTTGAGGGAAATCGAGTTGTTTTGCAGGGAGAAATAGTAGGGTCACGCGGCTCTACTAAAGTGGAGGTGAACGCATGGCAACGATAGAGAAACCGGAAATGCCGATTTTGCGAGAGTCTGCTGACCAAATCTATCAGCGGATGGCAAACAGGATGGCAGCGCTTGCCCAGCAGCGCGGAGATACGCCGCCCGCGATGGAGGAAGGCGAGATTTTTTACGACCTCGAGTACCCGATCGCGCAGGAAATCAGCGAGCAGCAGCAGTTGCTGGAGTACGGCTTTCTCCAGCGGTTTTTGCCCTGGGCGGATGGCGATTTTTTGGATGCGAACGGAGTGTTTTTTGGACTCCCCCGCAATGAAGGGGAGGAGGATGAGGCTTATCGACAGCGGCTCATTGATCGCGCTCGGACGGAGGAAGGCGATGGCCGTCGGCAGGACTACGAGCGGTGGGCGAGAAACGTGGATGGTGTAGGTGGGGCGGTGGCGATCGAGAAGGCGCGCCATGACCTTTCCATTGATGTTTACATCACGGATATGGAGGGACAGCCGGCGACTACTGAGCTGGCAGAGCTCGTACAGAAGAAGCTAGAAGACAAGCGAAAGGCGCTGCACGATCTGAAAATCCTGTCAGCGAAATTATTTACGGTAAATGTCGCTGTTCGCCTCGCACTGCGGGCAGACGCGGTGCTTGAGAACGTACAGCAGCAAATCACAGATCAAATCCAAACATACCTGAAAGGGCGCCCGCAGATCGTGTATCAGCAGATCGGGACGCTCTTTTTTGTGGATGGAGTCGAGGACTTCGCTTCCTACACCCTGAACGGTGGGGAAGGGAACCTGACTGTCCCGGCTGATGCAGTAGCTTCCCTGAATTTGGCGGTGACCACATGATTCCTGAACGTTATCAAAAGTTGCTGCCCCCTCAGTGGTACGAGAATAAAGTCGCGGAGTATCACTTCGAGGGAACGAAGACAGCAATCGATTCGCACGCGGAAAAACGGCAGAATATGGAGCAGCAATTTTTTCCCCTTTCTGCAACTTGGGGGCTGGATGTGTGGGACTGGATTTACTTCGGCAAGAAGCAACTGCTCAGTATCGAAGAGCGGAGAAAGAACATCCAGCAGAAGCACTGGGCGTACCTCGGGTTTACCCCCAGCGTACTGCGGGCGATCGGGCTTTCTTCCTCGAGTTTTAAGAATGTTCGAATGGTTGAGGACTTTTCGCAAAAGGTCATTCGTTACGTGTATCAGATTGAGGACTCGTTTGATACGAAAAATGCCGTGCAGGCAGTGGAGAGGGTACGACCGATTCACTGCAGTGGTGTTTCCTTCGAGCCTGTGGCATCGGAAAACATCGAGCTGCGGGACACGATGATCGTAGGTATCAAGGAGTATCACGAGGTTTCAGAGTTTCGGGTCGGAATGACCCCTATCAAACGTTCCGAGGTGGTTTTAGCATGATTTTACCAAGCTACCTGGAGACAGTGCGTAATGAGCTGCTGACTCGCATACAGGGCGGTGACATCCTGATTAATAATTCGGTAGCTGTTCCTGTGCAGGCTATGACGATTGTTTCGAATCCGATCGCAGGGATTCTGAACGGAATCGCACTGGAGGTAACTGCGCCGCATGTTGCGGGTGTGCCTGCGATCACTAACGTAAAGCTGAGGACGAAGACGGGAATGGTAATCGCGGAGAAAACAGGCATGATCGAAATGAACGGAGCGCAGTTCCTCTCCATCACGTTCGCCATTGAAGTAAAAGGAGGGCTGTAGGATGTCCTATCAAGCAAAAACAAACTGGACCTTTCACGATCCAGTCACGGAGTACGACATCAATCGCTGGGAGCAGGGGATCGCTGATGCTCACACACAGATAGCTGAACTAACAGCTGACGTTTCAAATTTAAAGACTCGTATGAATACTCTTGAGTCTACGTTGCCGGATGGTTTCACCCGGAACAATTTTAATGATGACCTGTCTACAGTGAGTTCAATCACAGTATTAAGAGGCTTTTACAACGAGGCACAGAGTAGGCTGGAGGTGTAGTTCCATGAAATGGGAAACTGTAGATAACGGCCATTACGCAGGAAGGGTGGATAAGGAGTGACTAAAAGTTCAAAAACATTTCCAGAGAGCACATCAAGAAATCAAACTCAAACGTGGGTGATTCCAAATTTAAAATCGGTCTCGAGTGTCACTGTAAATGCCGGAAATGTTACTTATTCTGCCGCCGGGGATGCCATTACGTTTAATCTATCTAATGGAGCTGTTTCTAGGTCAGTTCAAACGGGTGGGAGTTACACACCTGCTGATACAAAATATATTAGTAGCTATGGCGGTGGTACCGCGTCGAGTATCGATGAACTTAGCCGTCTCCCTACTACTGTATTTTATAATTCTGGCGGGTATTCTGGGACTCTCTCATTATCTTTGAGAGAGGGAAGTGGATATTCGTATTATTATTCCGGCAATGTCACAAGACCTGCTAGTGATACCAGAACCTATACGTATTATTATCAATATACTGTTACAGTTGATTATATTGAAAATAATTTACCAACAATCGTACTTTCATCGCCTTCCAATAATCTTTTATTAGCGGAAGGAAACAACTACCCAATAAAAGGTAACGCCACAGATGCTGACAGCGGAAATGTAATGACCGTAATGTACAAAATCAATAACGGCTCAGCAAGGGCTCTCGCTTCTGGTGTTTCGGATGGTAGTAGTAGTCTCACTTTTGACAAGGCATTAAAGTACAGCAATAAGAGGCTTTGGGATGGTTCTACGAATGTTTCAGGGGATGAATTAGCCGAGAACATCGACCACATCCTTGCTGTTTGGTCCGAGGACAACCAAGGGGGAAAGAGTGCCGAGATCACACGAAAGTTCCGGGTCATATGGAACCGGCCACCGACAATTAACGGTGAAGACAATGAACTCGGAACACTTCTGGTACCCCCGACGATCGAATACTCAGCTGTAGACTCAGAAGGGAATACCTTCACTTTCACGGAGTACCTGAACGGTAAAGAGATCCGATCATTCACAAGTACGGCTGGACAAAACTACACAGTGCAAATTAGTCATGATGCCTGGATCAGACTAGATCTCGATGTACAGCATCAGATCAAGATCAAGGCGACAGACAGCGCTGGATTATCTTCTGAGCGAATCTACACCTTTACCCGCACCGAGACGCATATCGAGTTCATGTTCAACCTCGACAGTCCCGACGTGCAAGGCCACTTTATTCTGGACGGCATGCCGCAGCGGGTGCTTGTGACGCTTGAGCGCTATATCCCAGAAGGTGCGGAGATTCAAAGCGTTAAAGTCTGCAATAATGCGCTGGATGCTTCGCCTACGTGGGAAGACGCTACAAGCGCTGTAAAAGCGAATCGCGGCTTTGTCTTCACAAACACGAACAAGACGGCTGCGAACTGGGCGATTAACATCTGGGTCATTATCGCAAAAGGTACAGCGACGGAGCGAGTCAGACTGAACGGATATGGAGGTGCGTTTGACTGATGCAAATTCATGATCAGACCCCGATCTCAATCATTCGAGAACAGGAGAAAGAGTCCCCAGCTCAAAAGATCGCACGTCTGGAAGCAGCGCTTGCAGCAGCGAAAGAGGAAACGCTCGCGGTCATGGAAGCGACAGCCTTCCTGTATGAAGAGCTGCAGGGTTTGAAGGGAGGCACGACCTGATGGCCTTGATATACTACAGTCTTGTGAAAGCTGGACGTCGTACGATCGATTCTGTACCAGAAAATCTACGCGGGGAAGTGCAGGAGATGCTCCATGCTGACAGCGCTTAGCAGGATGCGCCTCTGGAGCTTCAACATTTGGAGCTTCATCACTAAGGAAAAGTAAACAATTCATCAACGACCCTCGGGACATCCTGAGGGTATTTCTTTTTACGAATAGCTTCATGCATCCCGCGCAGACCGGAAATGAACAATGACCCCAAGGGGGTGAGGAGGGAGATGAGCACATGAAGTTTCTAGAGATCTTCGAGCATGCAGCATCCCCGTCACATGGGTGGGCAGCGACAGCAGGAACGATCACTGCCCCTATCTTTCACTATTTGTATGGACCTGGGCGAACGGATATTTTGGTGGTTCTCCTGTTTTGTATTGCCCTTGACTGGGTGACGGGGATCCAAGCAGCCAAAAAACAGGACCAGACCTATTCTTCCGAGTACGGACTGAGCCGCATACCGCGAACGCTATTTTTCCTGGCTCTGCCTGCTTTAGCGAACCTCTTGGACCGGGTAATGGCAACGCCGGGGTTTCTTTTTTATGGCGTGACCTTTGGGCTGATTTATCACACATGGAACAGCCTGACAGCCAATGCGGCACGCGCAGGCTGGCCCGTACCGAAGGCGATCGCCAATCTGGTAGAGTCCGAGATTAAAGCAAAAACCGAACGCGCGATGAAACAGAAAGAGGGAAAATGAATGCTGCAGATCACGGAAATGCTTTTGACCAACAAGACGGCAAGGCCCGGAATCATCATGACGCCGAAAGCGCTGGTCATCCATTGGACGGCGAATGAAAGCAAAGGGGCAGATGCAAGGGCCAACCGCAGCTATTTCAACCAGCCGACGACGGAGGCGAGCGCCCATTACATTGTGGATGACGTGGAAATCATCCGGTGCCTTCCAGAAAACGAGATGGGCTATCATGTGGGGGCTAAATCGTATAAGCCGGAAGCGGTAAAGCGGCTCAGTGCGTACCCCAATAATTGCACGATTGGCATCGAGATGTGCGTCAATACGGATGGAAGCTTTCAGGCGATGTACAAAAAGACGCTGGAGCTTGCGGTAGACATCCTGAAGCGATATCAATGGGGAATCGAGAGACTATGGCGCCATTACGATATTACGGGCAAAAACTGTCCGGCCTTTTTTACAGCAGACGATTACGCCCATAAATATTTCGGTACGGGAGCAGCAGAGGCATGGAATCGTTTTAAACAAGATATCCACAACTTACTAACAAGTAATCCACAAAAACCACAGGATCATGTGGATAACTGCAACATACAGGTGGCACTTCCAGCTAAGGGGATTTTGCGTGCTGGTGTCTCCTATTTGCCTGTCCGGATGGTTGCGGAGGCGGTTGGGGGAGTAGTGGGATGGGAAGCTGACACGAAAAGGGTGACGGTGAATGGGCAGCAGCTGGATGTTTCTATCGAGAACGGGATCGCTTACGCCGCAGCCAGAAAGCTTGCCGAAGTCTTGAACCGGGAAGCTTCCTGGGAGTCGGCCAGCAGAACTGTTACTTTAGTACCGAAATCGCAGAATACCGGATAA